ATCATACATTTTGGATACAGAGGATGTTGCAGTCTTAGTTGATGCACAACATTATTGTGTAAAGAGTAGAGGTGTAGAGGATACAGGGTCATCAACAATCACATCTAGATTAGGTGGTGCATTCTTTGATGATGACAAAACAAGAACAGAGTTCATGCAAATCGTTTGGGGTAAAAGATGTCGATAACAATACCCGACTTAATTGGTTTTATAGGTGTGGGGATATTAATATTTACCTATGCACTTTTACAACTTGATAAAATTGACCCAAAAGGTTTTTGGTATAGTTTTAATAATCTATTAGTTGCAATATTAGTTACAGTAAGCTTAGCTTACACACCCAATATTGCAAGTCTAGTAATAGAGTTCTTTTGGTTTATAATTAGTGTGTTCGGATTATGGAAGTTTTACACTAGATGATTAACTTCGAATATGTAATCTCAGGAATGACCATGGGGACAGGTGACTTGTATTACAAGAACCATGTCCTAAAACCCTATGCAGACACATTTAATAATAAGGTTACACATATTGACAACAAGTATTCTAATCAGAATGTATCTATGTTATTCAATTCACATTGTGAACCTAAACATGGAGAAGTTATAAATGAACTTATGCCTTCATGGCATAATCTTTTTGCAGATAGTGGTGGTCTTCAGTTATCAAGAACTAAGAAGGGATTAACTTCCGAAGTCAAAGACAAGATTTACAAACACCAAGGAAAATATTCAAATGTTGGAATGATATTTGATGATATCCCAACAGAGTTTGATGGGACAAATACTGGTTGGTCAATGAAGACTTCTACAGCTGGTAGGAGATTTGCAAAGGAACTTATTGAAGAGAAATCTAAATCAACACTTGCAAATGTTAAAAGACAGATACAAGTGTTTGAGGAAATGAATTCAGAAACCCAAGTGTCACTTATTGTTCAAGGACAAGATGTGGACTCTCAGAGAGAATACATTGAGACCATTGTTAATGGGTTAACAGACGATGAACTAAAAAGATGTGCATCAATATCATTATCATCTGCATGTAGTGGAACAGGATTCACTAACAGAATGGAAATGTGTTATGCAGTATCAGAGTTTCAAATACCAATGGAACTTAAAAAGAATATCCATTTACTAGGTGTCGGTTCTCATGAAATGATGACTGCATTTTTTGTATCACCCGAGTACTTTAACTTTGTTGAAAATGTTTCATACGACTCATCTACACAAGCAAACTCATGGTTCTTTTCTAGATATAGAAATAAAGACTGGAAAAACATAGAGATTGACTCACCAGCAGGTGATTATAGAGAGAGAAGACTTAATGAGAGTAATCCACAGAGAGTATCTAAGATAGACCCTAGGAGTGCAGAGAGGTGTTTTAGAGAACAGTTAATACCTTCTTATGGAGAACTCTATGAGTTAAACAAAGATGCATTTCAATCATATGGAGTTAAATCATTTGAATATCTTATTGAAGAATCCACTAAGTGGTCTTCAAAAAACATAGAAAAAGCAAGACTATATAATAGTGATGATGGTATTCATGGTGCAAAACTATTACCATTCTTTAATCAGATGCAAGTAGTAGAACACTTCATGGATAGAGTTAATCTATTACAGAATGATACCTCATCAATCAAAGACAGGGGATTATCTAAAGTTAAAGACTGGGATATGTTCATCAACGGTTGGTTACCACATCAAGGAACAACAGATAAGTTACCAACAGAATTTGCTGGGAGTTTAAGTGACTTTTTCTAATACACCACTATTTGACTCAAGACAATACAGAGTTGTAGAAAATCCCGACATAGATGCAGCTGCAATAGAACTTACCGATGGTGAATGGGAAGGTATTGTTTACCAATATGGTAAGGTGCAATTTGAGGATGGTAAACCTAACATTAACTTTGAAAGAACTATAAGAAAATTACCAAATGGTGCAGAAAATACAGAAGATGCAATTGAAGAACTCCTAAATAATAAGGAATTAAACGAGTTGATGGGTACTATTTTACTAGAACTTATCGACGAACAAATCAAGAGAGAGGAAAAATCAAATGGCAAGACAATATCATAGATTCACAAAAGATTCTGATGCAGTAGCAGAGGGACAAGAAAACCATATCTTTAACTGTGAAGAGACTGAACTAGAAGCACTTAAAACTGCACAAGCAGGATTCACATGGGTAGAACTAGTTGCAGATGCAGACGTACCCGACCCTGCTTAAATAAGGAATAAATTATGAATAAAGAACTTTTAAAAGAACAAATCAAACGTCACGAAGGTGAAGTACTAGAGGTCTATGCAGATTCACTAGGATATCTAACACTAGGTGTTGGACATTTAATCAAAGAAGGTGATGCAGAACACGGACAACCTGCTGGAACTCCAGTAAGTCAATCAACTGTAGATGCATACTATGAAGATGACTTCGATAAACACGTCGATGAAGCAATTCATGTATTTGAATCAAAAGGTGGAAAAGACTTTTACAGTCTGCCTGAAAACATTCAACACGTTCTAGTTAACATGACATTCAACTTAGGTGGAGGTCGTTTCGGTAAATTTAACAACATGTGGAAAGGTGTTGTATCTGCAGACTGGGAAAAGGTTGCAGTAGAAATGGAAGACTCTAAGTGGTTCGGACAAGTTGGTAGACGTTCAGTAGAACTACAAGAACAGGTACGTGCTTGTGTCTAACAATGAGAAACAGGTCAAGTGTTTAAGACTCGAAAACGGAGATACACTCATCGGATTTGTATCAGAACGTGGAGTAGTTGGTAAGACTTCATATACCATTGAAGATACTCATGCTTGTTTAGTAGACGTAGTGAATGGTAATATGGAAGTAGGTCTTGCACCATGGTTACCATATGCAAAGGATTATACTTTCAATATTAAAGCCGTAAGAGTTGTAACAGAATTTGAACCAAGACCTCAACTTGAACAGAACTACAGAGTTCTGATTGGAAAACAAAGAAGTAGATAATGGAAAACGATTTTTTATTACATGCACTTCAATCTAGGTATCAAGGTGACATGGATGTTGCCTTGGCAAACCTTAAAGTATATCAAATGAATCCTAGTGGAATCGGAGAACATCCCGAAATCATCCAAGCTATGGATATGGAAATGGATAAGTATTGTACTGCAAAAGAAAAACATGATGCAGTCAGTGAACTCCTTCTTCCTTCACAAAACACACAAAAAACCCTTGTAGAATAAGTCTAACTGTAGTATAATAACTACATGGATTTCTATACAAACGTATGTCGCACAAGAGACAAAATTCTTGTCACGGGTTACCAAGGTAACAAAAAACAACAACTGTCGGTAGCTTACCGTCCAAATCATTACGTCCCTTCTAAAAAAGGTGACACTGCATACAGGTCACTTGATGGTAAACCACTAGAGGTAGTCAACCTCAATTCAATGGGTGGTGCAAGAAAATTCAGAGAATCATATCAAGGAACTACTGGGTTTGAAATCCATGGTTACGACAAATACATCTACACTTACATTGCAGATTCATTCCGTGGTGAAATCAAATTCGACCCTAAGAAGATTAAAATTGCAACACTTGACATCGAGTGTGAGTCAGAGAATGGATTTCCCGAACCTACACTTGCAGAAGAAAAGGTCAATGCAATCACAATCAAACCATTCCGTTTCATGTCACAGACATTTGGTATTGGGCCTTGGGATGAAAAACCTGCTAATGTAACGTATCATGAGTGTGTTGACGAAGCACAACTTTTAACTCAGTTCATTAAGTATTGGAGAAAGGAAAAGTTTGACATTGTAACAGGTTGGAATGTAGATACATTTGATATGACTTATCTTTGTAATCGTGTTGATAAACTATTTGGTGAAGGAGAACATAAGAAGTTCTCTCCATGGAATATGTCTGATGTCAGAGAGTTTAGAAATCAGTATGGTAAGATGGACATGAAGTTTACTCTTTACGGTATCAATATACTTGACTATCTTGACCTATACAAAAAACACACATTCGTAAATCAAGAGTCATATAAACTTGACCATATTGCACACGTTGAATTAGATAAGAAGAAATTAGATTACTCAGAGTATGGTTCATTGCACAAATTATATCAACAGAACTACTCAAGGTTCCTTGCATATAATGTACAGGATGTTGTTCTTGTTGAAGACTTAGAAGATAAACTTGGTTTACTAGAACTAACAATGACCATGGCTTATAATGCAAAGTGTAATTACTCAGATACCTTTGGTATGGTTAAGTACTGGGAAACAATTATCTACAACTTCCTCAAAGAACAGGGGATACAAACACCCCCTCAGAGATTAGATAGAAGTAAACAGAATCAAATTGTTGGTGCATATGTTAAAGAACCTCTCGTAGGGAAACATGATTGGGTTATGTCGTTTGACTTGAACTCACTCTATCCCCACATCATTATGCAACACAACATCTCACCCGAGAAAATGGTTAAGGGTGGTGCAAGAATGGATGTAAATGTTCAGAAGATGTTAGACAGAGATGTAGACTTAACTTCACTTAAACAAAACGATAGAACAGTTACACCTAACGGAGTAATGTTCACAAGAGACAAACAAGGATTCCTTCCCGAACTCATGCAGACTTTCTATGAGGAACGTAAAGAGTGGAAGAAGAAGATGATTCAATATCAGATTGAAAAGGAATCATGTAAAGATAAAGTTAGACAGAGAGAACTTGATACACTTATCAAACGTGCATACAATAACCAACAGGTTAGAAAGATTGCACTTAACTCTGCATATGGGGCTCTTGCAAATCAATACTTTGCATTCTTTGACCCTAACCTTGCAGAAGCAATTACCATGTCGGGTCAATTGATTATTAAGACTGCAGAGAAGACTATTAACTTATGGATGAACAAAATCCTCAAGACTGAAGACAAAGACTATGTGATTGCAATGGATACTGATTCAGTCTACATCACTTTTGATGACCTAGTGTCACAAGTGTTCCCCGAGGGAACCGATAAGAACAAGATTTGTGATTTTCTTAACACTATTGGTCAAGACAAAGTGGAAGAGGTTCTTGCACAAGGTTATGATGAACTTGCAGAATACACTAACGCATTCCAAAACAAGATGGAGATGGGTAGAGAGGTAATTGCAGACAGAGGTATTTGGACTGCAAAGAAACGTTACATTCTAAATGTGATGGATAACGAAGGTGTCAGATATGAGACCCCAAAACTTAAGATGATGGGTATTGAGACTGCAAAGTCCAGTACACCACAATGGGTCAGAGGTAGACTTACGGATGCATTCAAAACTGTAATGAACGGAACCGAACAAGAACTTTGGGATTTCGTAGAGACTGCACGAAAGGATTTTAGAAACCTTCCAGTAGAGGACATGGCATCACCTAGAGGGTGCAACAACTTACAGAACTACAGAGATGCCTCCATGATTTACGGAAAGGGTACACCCATACACGTCAGAGGGGCATTATTATACAACCACCAATTAGAGAAGAAGAACATTCATAAACGATACGAACTGATTATGAATTCTGATAAGATACATTTTACTTATCTTACACTTCCTAATCCAATTAACGAGAACGTAATTTCATTTCCAAGAATCCTTCCAAAGGAATTAGACTTGAACAAATACGTAGATTATGACATGCAATTTGACAAGTCATTCATAGAACCATTGAAAGCTGTTATTAGTTTGATTGGTTGGAATGTCGAACCAGTTGCAAGTTTAGATAGTTTTTTCTCATAAACACCTAAATACTAATATGGCATATTCAGACGAAGTAGTAAAACGATTCGAGGCAGTTCTCGATAACCCCAAAAAACATTCAGTCGGTTCACTCGACAGGAAGAATCCCAAGGTTGCAACAGGACTAGCAGGAGCTCCCGCTTGCGGGGATGTCATGCAACTCCAACTTTTACTTGATGACAACGAAAAGATTGTCGATGTAAAATTTAAGACTTACGGATGTGGAAGTGCAATTGCATCTTCGTCATTGTTCGTAGACATGATGATGGGTAAGACGATTGCAGAAGCAAAACTAATCAAAGACAAAGACATTGCAGAAGTTCTTCAACTTCCACCAATCAAATTACATTGCAGTGTACTAGCAGAAGATG